CTGGATTCCTTTTAAGTTGTTCGAGTAAATTTTTAATTTGGTCAACACTTTTTTCGTTATAAACTTGTAATGTATCACCTTCAAATACCTGTTCACCTTCTTGAAACCAATTTCTCCACTGAGCACCATATATTGGACCTAACTCTCCCCATTTTCTAGCAAACTCATCATCGGTTTTGATTCGTTCAATAAACTCTTTCATAGTATCAGGCCAATTACCTTTGTACTCATTAGTTTTACTAATATAGTTTTTGAAGGCATCACCATTCCAAATATTACAACCGTTGTCAACTAAGTACTTAATGTTAGTATCTCCTTTTAAGAACCACTTAAGTTCAGTAGCAATAGTTTTCATTGGCATCTTCTTTGTGGTTAGTAAAGGAAACCCTTCTTTCATATTATGTCTTATAGTGTAACCAAAAATAGACTTAGTACCCGTACCTGTCCTATCTGATTTATCCACACCATGTTCTAAAATAGTAGATAGTAATTCGTTATATTGTTTATCAATACTATTCATTTTACTTATGAGTGTAAGTATTCAATAATAGTTGATTGTTGTGGTACTCTAATAATTGGAACACTCGGACCCGCAGGTTCTTGTTTTTGTCTAACTTCGTAATAGTTATTCCCATCATCTTTAATTGTTGTCACATTTGGATATTCAACAACATGAGTCTTTTCCATGTCAGGTTTATAAACCAAAGTATGTTTTTTTGTATTAAACGTTAATTTTATCATCTTATATTATTTTTTAGTATTTTTAAGGCATTAAAAAACCTTTCTCCTAAAATAGAAGAAAGGTTAGTATTTGTCAATATATTATTTAAATTAAGTTCCGATAACTAACTCGTCATAATTCAGTTTTTCCATACCTTTTAGCTCTTCCTCAGCCTCATCGTACATGAAAGATTTTACAACTGAAACAACACTCTGTTCTGATTGGGCAATTTTACTTTCCATCCAATCATCAAGTTGTTCACCTTCTTCCATTTGTTCCCACATTTTATATGCTAGTGTGGCTATTGTAAATAATTGTTGTTTTGCCATATAAGAACCATCATGAGAACCCTCTTTAATGTTTGACTTTAATTTACGTAATTGTGATTCAGTTATTATTATGTTTGACATATCCGTTGGTATTTTATTATAAATATAGTTATATTAGTAAAATTGTAGATTATCAATTAAAAAAGGTGAAGATTTCTCTCCACCTTTAGGGACCGACTTTGGCTATCGGACTACTCCACCATCTCATTTAATCTAATAAGAAAATCTATCTTTCCTTCACCTCTAAACCATTTCTTCAATGATTCCTATTACTTCACTAACTATAAGTATAATACAAGCGGTAATCAAGTTAAAAGGAATAAAACCGTAACCAATAATTCTAATACCTGATTTAATAAAACTTATAATTTTGTGCCACTTTTGATTTGGCATATGTTTAATGTCATCAATCATCCATACCTAATTTACGTTCAAAATAATTAGCGTCTTCAACAACTTCAGGATTTTGTTTAATGGTTTGCATCGCAATCATATCTTTCATTCTCGTTGTTGACCAACCGTGAGCCCTACTTGTATAAATTACCTTCGGTGGTAAATCGTCACCAGTAAATGATTTACCAATGTAATCTTCACCAAGAATTCTAATATCAGGTTCGAAGAATTTAATTAAATCATATAATTCTTCTTCAGTTTGATACACATAAACCTCGTCAATATATTGAATAGACATCAACGTTCTGTATCTTTCATACAGCGGTACAACTGGTTTGTACTTTGATTTTCTATGTAATGATGGGTCTCTTTGTAAAAATACTATAAACTTATCACAGTGTTTTCTAGCATCTTCAAAGGTGTAAATATAACCTGGATGCATTAAATCAAAATTACCTGCGGTGAACCCTACAATTTCTTTTTTTTCACTCATAATTTAAAACTTTCTTTATAATGTTTATCTTTTTTTACAACTTCATTTAAAGTTAGTAGTTGTGAAATATGATAAGAACTATTATCTGTCATGTAAATAATAAATTGGTTTTCAATTTCTTCTATCTCATTAATTACCTTTATAGTCTTACTATCTTGTGGTATCACATAATCACCTACCTTAAACATTTTTAAGTTGTTTTAGTTTAATACCTAACAGGTCTAAAGTATTCTTATCCTTAACAGTTTTTTTAGCTTTTTTCTTAATCTCGTTGATTAAACCTTCAATATATTTAATCTCAGGATTAATTTCCTCAACAACCTTAACGGTCTTATCCATTTTAACCCCGTTTATCTTGTTTTTAAGGTACACAGATAATAATTCTATGAGTTTATATGAGAAGTAGAATCCAAGACAAATAAGGCCTGTTTCTACTAGTTTTTCTGTTCCTACAAAATGAACACCTACTAACATAAAGATTAAAATAATAACCATTTTAATCATACTCCATAAATTATTAATTATTTTTACCATTTTTATTGTGTTTTAGATTTTTGAATTGCATACTCGGCTAAACTGATTTTTTGAACATCACCTATTACCATTGAAGACCTTAATAAATCGTACGGTATGTGAAGAAGGAAATCATTACCATTTGATGTAGTTAAATCCTCTTTAAGTTCCAAACAAGAATGTACCATTTTAAGATAGATTTTAAACTGTGTCTTATCTTCAAAAACTTTTTCTTGAAGGATTCCGTACTTTGGATGTTCTATTTTAATTGTTTTCATGACTTGGTACCTTTTAGTTTATCTATGAATTTTCTTAAATCTTTTTTCATTCTTTTAGAATCTTCAGCTATAACTTTACTAATACAGTCCACAACTTCAGATTCCATAATCACCTTTACTAAGTCAATCGGTATATATTTTGTACCTGTAGTAAAGACTAATGTAACTTCATCATAAACATCCACACATTCTACAGTATGGATTGAACCATTTCTTATATCTTCTATTTTATCTCCTTTTTTCATATTACAAATATACGTTAAATTTTTAAATTGACCTACTAAATAACCAACTTTATGGTTTAAAAAAATAAACTTTTTAGTACTAATAAAATAATTACAACACCTAAAATCCAACCTCCAATTCTACCTGAAGCCGCAAAGATATTTTCAATACCTTTTAGTAGTTGTGAACCAAATGTTAAAACGAAACCGATAATGACTAATGTGATAATTCCTTCCATAATTTTATTTTTTTATTTATACAAATATAGTGAATAATATTCACTTACACAAATTATTGAGCATAAAAAAACCTCAGTCGGTTAGAACTGAGGTTAAGGAAGATATATAATAGAGTATAGAACGCTGAGATTACACGTTTATGGTGACTTGTCTTTAGTGAGATTACCCTATATCGGTTGCTCATGTATCCACTCTCGTTGCCGAAAGTATCAAGTCAGTGTCGGTTATTTGAGTGAACCACTCTTTTCGTTAACAACTACTCAACTACTACTTTACTCTGTCAAACCTTGCGAGTTCACTAAGGGACGGCCATCCCACCAGGTATTTGATAATTGACATCAGGAGACTTGCGGTCTACCGATGACTTCGTTAGTCTATTGACTCGAAGTGTTAGACACCTTTCGTTGTCAACGCCCGAAGAACTTTTGCTCTCTTTTAGTTTTAGTAAAAGTAACGATGGAAATGAGAAAGATGTGCTTCGGGAGAAGTTTCGTTTCTTTTGAAAACAAAATGCTTCACACCTCTCTGTAAGTCTGTCAACTTACGGTACTTCAGGAATACGTTAACTTATCGTATCGGAATTCCTTTGTACTGGTACTCAGCCCTACAACACCTGACAGGGTGTGTCGAACCGTCACCTGTAGCTTTTCCTATTGATATCACTATCTCAACTCTGATATTCCACGGACTCAGAGTGGTCTCGTCCCTTTAGCAGTTGCCCTTAGGGTCTTGACCGTAGCCACTTTGTTTAGTTGTCAGAGTAAACTCTGCGAATATTCACGATGTACTATTCTCGTTTCAATCCCTTTAGTCCCATTGCTGGGGTTATCTAACGACGCTAAACCGCCGTCAAATGTCATACTTAACCGTTTAAGAAAAAGGGGTTAATCTTTTGTATTCCTTTCACAAACTGTGATGGTTAAGGTGACACTTACTAATATTTTCAAAGAACGTCTTCAGTACTCTTACTGAATTGTTTTACAAAACTACAACAAATTTTTTAATCTGTCAAACTTTTTTTTAAAAACTTTCTGATTTTCTGTTGGGTAAGATATAAATACTCCAATAAATCTCAAAAGTTATACAAATATACAAAAAAATTACTCTCAGACAAGCCCTTTAAGGGTTTTTTTGTGTTTTGTATTAAAATTATTGGATATTTACCCTATAATTACTCCATTAGAATCAAAATACTTATCTAAAGCACCTAATCTATCGTCCGCGTCTACTAACATTACTAACGCCTCTTCAGCGTTTTTATAGAAGTCCCCTGTTGAGTGGTCTCCGATTCCTACTGCTTTACCACCAAGCAGTTCAAGTGATAATAATGCCTTTGCTTTATCTGCCTGTGCAGATGTTCTTAACATGTTTACTAATTTGTTCATTTTAAAATTATTTTTATAAGTTTATTAAATTGTTTTGTCATTGGTTCGGGTAATTCATCTTTACCAAAATACCCACATTCCGTGTGTTCGTCCCCATCATAAGCATTTTCTAAATCAGGAAACATCTCTTCTTCAACATCCATAAGGTAGGTATAAAACATACCTTTAACTTTACTTCCGTCTCTGTTATACCTTTTTATTACCGCGGCAAACTCTATGTCACCTAACACAGGTAAATCAGTCTCTTCTATAAATTCTCTAATCGCGGCATCTTTAGTTGGTTCGTCTTCTTCCACACTACCTGCGGGACATGACCAAAAACCTGGTAAAGTTGTTTGTGAATTTCTCTTACAAAGTAAGACTTTATTATCACATCTTACGATTATTCCTGCGTATTTTTTCATTATTAGTTTTATTGGATATTTATTAGTATGAAAGTAATCATAGAAAATAATATTTTAAAAGTCAAAGTTTCTTCCACTAAAAAATCCATAACTGATGGAATGATGGGAAAAAGATTTGACGAGTCCTTTGATGGTATGTTATTTTTTATGCCTGAACGTACCGAACAAAGTTTTTGGATGTATAATTGTATTATACCATTAGACATTATTTTCATAGATGGAACAACAATAACTAAAATTCATTCTAACTGTCAACCATGTAATGATAAGAAAAATTGTGAATCATATCAAGGATTTGGTGATACAGTTTTAGAGGTCTTTGGTGGTTTTTGTGAAGAACAAGGCATAAAAAAAGGAGACATCGTCTCCTTATCTTTATTTTAAAGTTGTCTTAATTGTTTTAAGCTATATCAAATTTTTGTAATTCTTCAATTGAGTGTTCTCTAGCTCTTCTCTTAGGACTTCCTGAATTAACATCAGCAAAATATAATGTAGACTCTTTAGGGTTACTAAACTCAGGTAAACCTTTACTAATTAAGAATTTTACAGCAACTTCGGCAGCTGTTTTATCATCTAACATCTTATCAGGGTCACTAACGATATCAATACCAACTTTATTTCCATATTTTTGATAATTAGCTTTACCCGTTAATTGGTTATAACCTCTACCAACGTATTTTGAACCATCATTTTTATTATTATTACCAATTCTACCATTATATACTAAATTAAAAAACTTATCATAGTCTCTCTTTAAATCATTTAATTCTGAATCAGACATCTTTCTAGTTTTTGAAAATATTTTATTAATTCTACGATTAGATGTATTATGATAACCTCTTTCTTTTTTATTAATAAAATGAGTTTCTTTACCTATTACCGCTAACATACCAATTTGTGCGACTGGGTCTGTAATACCGTTCTCAATCATAGTATCAATTAATCTTTGTATTCCTTTAGATGCTTTACCTGAGTACGTATGAGTTATCTTACCATCTAATGTAGTAAACTCCTTACTTGAATATGTATATTTTTCTATATCCTTATCTTCTATATTTTCATTTTTTAATTTATTATACATTAAATCTTTAGTTCCTGTAGAAAAAATCCCGTTTTCCTCTAATTTGTTGTCTCTCTTAAATTTATTTAACGCTCTTTCTGTTTCGGGTCCGAATAACCCATCGACACCATACACCGGTAATTCATAACCTAATAAAGATAATCCAATCTGAAATGACTCAACATCTTGTTTAAATCTCATATTTTTACGGTCACTTCTTTCGATGTCACCTTCAATATTGTTAATATTAACTAATAATTGATTACTATCAGCATCGACTAATTCAGCCTTGTCTGCTTGTTCATTTAATCCTTTTGATTCATTTATTTTTTCTTTAAGTTTTCTTACAAATTCTTTTTGAATCATTTTAACAAACTTAACATATGGTGAATCACCTTTATCTTTATTGTATTTATATTTACCTTCAGGTTTTCTCTTACCTCTTCCGAAGTAATTTAACGCAGATATGTTTGTAATACATTTGTGTCCACCTGAGTTAGCTTGAATCATTTCCCATGCCGGTACACCTAACTTATCTAATATAGCCCACTCATCTTCAGTTAACTTAGTAGATGGTTTGTCCATAATATCTTTTAATTTTTCCATATAGTCATCACCCCCATCCATTGAACGAACCTTATCACCATAAAAGGCTTCTAAATCCGCATTAGTGAAACCAACTGACTCATCTCCAAATTGTTTATTACCTTCTGATATCCATTTGATAGTAGATAAAGGAATTATCTTTTCTCTTAATTGACTCTCCCATTTACTTAATACTTCTTGAGCTATATCACCTAAGTTAACACCTTTCAATTCTCTCTCACCTTTAAATGGGTTACATGATGCTTGTACTAACCCCATTGGCCAAGCGATTACTATAAAGTCAGCTTCAGGATTATTTTTAAATGGAGTATAACGGTCATAAGAACCTGGTTTAAACATTGAACCTCCTCCGTATTGTACTATAATTCCGTCATCAACATAAACTTTATCACTATCTTTTTGTTTCTGTACATAATCTTTTTGATTTAAAGCCATCTCTTCAGGTAACGCATACCCCTTTTCAGCAGCTAATCTATTAATGTTTTGAAATATGTTTAATAGTGATGGTTGAGATGTCATTACTAAATCTTCCATAAAACCTGGTTTATTCTTATAAGCTAACATAAGTTTGTTAGTTGCTAAACCTAAGGCCATTTTATTTTTCTGTAATGACTTATCTTTTTGTAATTTAAATACAAAATTCATTATATCTTGTGGTTCTAACCCATACTTAGCAAAATCTGCAGAATCGACTGTAGATATTAATCTAATATCATCGGCAGTAAAGATATCACTTGGTGACATTATTTGAGATAAAGTCTCAACATTTGAACGTGACGACCTGAATGATGTTGATGTGTCGCCTTCCACACCTGTTTGACTATCATGATGGTCTGTATGTACAACAAACATCGGCTTTCCATGTGCGAAATCAACTAAAACCGGCATCGTATCACCTTTAGCGTCTTGTTTCTTTACCGCAAATTCCTTATCACCGTATTGTATTATTTCAGAATCAACAACTTTAATTCCATTATTCTCTAAATAATTTTTCATAGCTAAGGCAGTCGTAACACCGTCTAAATCTTGATGAAAATATATTTTAGCTTTCTCATATCTCTTAGATAAATCGTTGATATTTCTTAATCCTGATTCTTTAATTAATTTTTTCATGATATAAACATATTTTTTTCTTTTGTTCTTCTATTCTTAAGACCATCATTCGAGGACTTATATGATAAAATACTTTCTGCCGCTTTTTTATTTTGACCAGATTTAACATATTGTATAAATCTTGACATTCTAACTGAATCACATCCAGTATTAAAAACTAATGATATTAACGAATCAAATTGTCCTTGAGTTAACATATACGTTTTTAATCCTTTATCTTTCCATTCCCCTAAAAATCTTCTAACGCAGTCGGCAGCCTCCGAAGCATCTTTATAAAGTAACTCTAACGCAGTTTTTTCATCTATCACTAAACCACCTTTTACATCACCGCCAGTGTGTCCATAACCGATAGTTAAAACTCCACTTGTGTCTTTATAAGCCTTTAATACTGGTGCCTTTATGTTACCAATTGGTTTTTTGGGGTCACCTTCTTCAAATTTAATATGGTCCCAAAAGTTTTGACTGGCCTTCATTATCGTACCATCTTTTTTGTCAGAGTCACTTTCAATTAAATACATTTTACGTATTTGAGACTCTTCCGATTCATTTATAAATAACTTTGACATAAAAACTTTTATTAATAAATATCTATAATAACAAAAAACCCCTCACTTTGTAGGGGTTTCACTCATTAATGATATTGAACATGCGATGATATTATCAAACCACACTTTTTTAGGGTTACTTAGACTTCCTTTTTTAAATGTTTTTACATGACCATCAGTTGTTACTATAGTGATTGAGTCGTGGTTCTTAATACTAATTTCTCGTATGTTCATCTAAAACTAACTTCAACTGTTTTTGTTCAGTTTGGTACTCTTTTAATCTTTCTCTGGCGACTTCACAGTAATTTTTACTTATATCCA